ATGCTGGGCTTTGCCCAAGCCGTGTACCCCGGATTCAAGATCGGGCCGCAGCACAGGAAGCTGGCCAAGATTTTCCAAGACGTGATTGACGGCAAGAAAAAGCGCGTCATCATCAACATCGCACCGGGTATGGGCAAGTCGGAGTTCAGCTCCTACTTGTTTCCTGCCTATTTTTTAGGCAACTTCCCTGAGAAGAAAATCATCATGGGAACCCACACGGCAGGCCTGTCTGAAGATTTCGGACGGCGGGTGCGTAACTTGTTGGACAGCGAGGAGTACCATGATATTTTTCCGGAAACGCGTGTGGCAGCAGACCAAAAGGCTGCGGGCAAGTGGTCTACGGCTGCTGGTGGCCAGTACTACGCTGCTGGCGTCGGAGGCGCTCTCGCCGGTCGTGGCGCTGACCTGTTTGTTATTGACGACCCCCATTCTGAGCAGGACGTAAAGGTCAACAGCCGACTGGCGTTCGATACGGCGTGGTCTTGGTTCCAGACCGGCCCGCTGCAGCGCTTGATGCCGGGTGGGGCGATCATCATCGTGATGACACGGTGGTCGCTTTTAGACCTTACAGGTCGCTTATTGACATATCAGGCCAAGAATCCAGACTCCCTGCCTTGGGAAATCGTGGAGCTGCCCGCCATCCTGAATGAGGACGAGGACAACGAGAAGTCCCTCTGGCCGGAGCAGTGGCCGCTGGAGACGCTCAAAGCCACCAAGGCCAGTATTGAGCCCCGGTACTGGAACGCTCAGTACATGCAGCAGCCCACGAGCGAGAACTCCGCGCTGGTGTCGCGCAAACATTGGCGCATTTGGGACAGTGACTCCCCTCCGAAGTGCGACTACATCCTGCAGAGCTGGGATACGGCCCACGAAGTGAAGAACACGTCTGACTACAGCGCCTGCACCACGTGGGGCGTGTTCTACAACGAGGAAGAGGGCGACAGCCCGCAGGTCATCCTGCTGGACGCGTTCAAAGACCGCATGACGTTCCCAGAACTCAAGCAAGTAGCGTTGAAACACTGGAAAGAGTGGGAGCCAGACGCATTTATCGTGGAGAAGAAGGCCGCTGGCGGCCCGTTGATCCAAGAACTGCGTGCTATGGGCATTCCCGTTCAGGAATTTAGCCCAAGCCGGGGCAATGACAAGATGGTTCGACTGAATGCGGTGGCCGATCTGTTCACCTCTGGTAAAGTCTGGGCACCTGACACACGCTGGGCACGGGAAGTGATCGAAGAAATTGCCGCATTCCCTGTCGGCGAGAACGATGACTACGTTGACACGACCACCCAAGCCTTGCTGCGGTATCGCCAAGGTGGGTTTATTTCGCTAGACTCCGATGAGCAGGACGACCCCAATCGCTATGCCCGTCGCCCCGCTGCATACTATTAAGGACACCAAATGGCTGTTGATAAAGGCTTGTACCAAGCCCCCCAAGGAATCGAATCTCTGGCTCAGGACGAAGAGCCCATCGAGATTGAGATCGTAGACCCCGAAGAAGTGCACATTAAGGCTGGCCCTTTGGAGATCGACATCGAGCCAGCGGAAGACAGCGAGTTCGGCAACAACTTGGCCGAGGACATGGACGAAGGTGCCCTGTCTAAACTGGCCGGGGAGCTGTCCAGCGACATCGACAACGACCGAAACAGCCGCAAGGACTGGGAAAAGACGTACACCGAGGGCCTGAAGCTGCTCGGTTTGAACTACGAAGAGCGTACGGAGCCGTGGAATGGCGCGTCTGGCGTGTTCCACCCCATGATTACTGAAGCCGTTGTAAGGTTCCAGTCAGAAACCATCACTGAGATGTTCCCTGCGGCAGGCCCGGTGCGCACCAAGATCATCGGTAAAGAGACGCCGGAGAAATTGCAGGCAGCGCAGCGTGTCGAGGCTGACATGAACTACGAGCTGACGGAAGTTATGCGCGAGTTTCGGCCTGAGCAAGAACGCATGCTCTGGAGTTTACCCGCAACGGGCTCGGCATTTAAGAAGGTGTACTTCGACCCCAGCCTGAACCGCCAAGTTTCTATGTTCATCCCCGCCGAGGACATCATCCTCCCCTACGGGACGACGGATTTGGACACTTGCTACCGCATCACGCACGTCATGCGCAAGACCAAGAACGAGATCATCAAGCTGCAGAAGGCGGGGTTCTACCGCGACTGCGACTTGGAAGAGCCGACCAAGCAGTCTACGGACATCCAGAAGGCCAAGGACAAGGAAACAGGCTTCACAGACATCAACGACGACCGGTACACGCTGTACGAAGTGCACGTTGACCTAGACATTGACGGTTACAACGACGAAGAAGACGGCGAAGAGACCGGGATCGCACTGCCGTACGTCATGACAATGGTTAAGGGCTCCAATCAGGTGCTCGCAATTCGCCGTAACTGGCTGGAAGAAGATGACCTCAAACTCAAACGCCAACATTTTGTCCACTACCAGTACATTCCCGGCTTTGGGGCGTATGGATTCGGGCTCTTCCACCTCATCGGTGGGTTTGCGAAGTCGGCTACCAGTATTATGCGACAGCTCGTGGACGCGGGCACACTTTCCAATCTCCCCGGCGGCCTCAAGTCACGAGGACTTAGGATTAAGGGCGATGACACGCCAATCGCTCCGGGAGAGTTCCGAGACGTAGACATCGGTTCGGGCGCGCTGCGGGACAATATCTTACCGTTGCCTTACAAAGAGCCAAGTCAGGTTCTGTACACCCTGCTGGGCAACATTGTCGAAGAAGGCCGTCGTTTCGCCTCCACGGCGGACATGAACGTGAGCGACATGTCGGCGCAGGCCCCGGTCGGCACCACTCTGGCGCTGTTGGAACGCCAGTTGAAGGTCATGTCGGCAGTCCAAGCCCGTCTGCACTACAGCTTCAAGCAAGAGCTGCGTCTGCTGGCCGGGATCATCCGCGACTACACGGACACGAACTACGAGTACGAGCCCGACGGCAACGAAGACGAGCCTCCAGCCCAAGGCGCGAAGCAGGAAGACTACGACCATGTGGACGTAATCCCCGTCAGCGACCCCAACGCGGCCACCATGAGCCAGCGCGTTGTCCAGTACCAAGCAGTCATGCAGATGGCGCAGTCGGCACCGGACATCTACAACATGCCCCAGCTGCACCGCAACATGCTGGAGGTGCTGGGCATCAAGAACGCGGACAAGCTGGTGCCCCTGCCGGACGACATGAAGCCTTCCGACCCCGTGTCTGAGAACATGGCGCTGCTCAAGGGCGAGCCGGTCAAGGCGTTCCAGTACCAAGACCACCAAGCTCATATGCAGGTGCACATGTCCATGCTGCAAGACCCGATGGTCATGCAGGCGATGGGCCAGAACCCCAAGTTCCCGATGATCCAAGCCGCGTTGATGGCGCACGTTGCCGACCACACAGGCTTCCTGTACCGCAAGCAAGTCGAAGCACAGATGGGCATCCCAATGCCCGCCGAAGACGAGAATCTGTCGCCGGAGATCGAACAAGCCCTGTCAGGCATGCTGGCGCAGGCAGCGCAGCAGTCGTTGCAGCAGAACCAACAGCAGGCGCAGCAGCAGCAAGCCCAGCAGCAAGCCCAAGACCCACTGGTGCAGATGCAGCAGCAGGAGTTGCAGCTGAAACAGGGCGAGTTGCAGATCAAACAAGGCGAGTTGCAACTGGCCGGACAGGTCGCACAGGCGGAGATGCAGCTCAAACAGCAGCAATTCGCCGCAGACGTTGCAGCAAAAACCGACGCAAACAAGCTCAAACTGATGGAACTGCAGGGAAGAATGCAGCTCGATGGCACCAAAATCGGTGCACAGATCAGCGAAAGCAAGCAGAAACAAGCCTTTGAGCAGGAGCGTACAGGCATCCAGATCGGTACGCAGATCGCCAAAGACAAGCGAGATCAGGCGCTGCAAGCGCTACAAACAGCCACACAGGCTGCACCAAAAGGAGAAACTGAGTGATTTCCCAATTCGCAGACGTACTGCGCCAGAAAATACGTGAAGACATGAACAATTACGCGGACGACTTGGCTGGTGGGGCCTGTAGTTCATTTGACGAGTACAAAAAACTTTGCGGGGTTATTCAGGGCCTAGCCTACGCAGAGTCTCACCTAATGGCCCTGCTAAAGAAAGTTGAAACCTCCGATGAGTGAAATCCTACTACCACCGGGCATCGTCCTACCAAAAGCCCTCAAGCCGACTGAAAAGCCGGACGAGAAAGCTTCCGACGAAGAAAAAGCGCAACTGCTACCAACGCCTACTGGCTACAAGATGCTGTGCATCGTCCCTGAAGTCTCCAAAAAGATCGACGGCACGGAGCTAGACCTTGAGAAGCCTTGGGACGTTGCACACCGCGAAGAGCAAACCACCTCGGTTCTGTTCGTCCTGCGTGTCGGCCCCGACGCGTACAAGGATGCGGCCAAGTTCCCCAACGGGCCTTGGTGTAAAGCCGGTGACTTCGTTATGGTGCGTACGTACACGGGTACACGCTTCAAAATGTACGGCAAAGAGATGCGGCTTATCAACGACGATCAGATTGAAGCTGTCGTCCAAGACCCCCGTGGTATTTCACACGTCTAGGAACAATCATGCCTGAAGCATTCAAATTTCCCCACGAAAAAGAAGACGACAACATTGAGATCGAGGTCACCGACGGTGAAGTAGAGATCGAAGTCGTCGATGACACCCCCGAACGCGACCGTGGCCGCAAGCCCCTCGACCGGGAAGTAGCTGACCCGACCGACGAGGAGATCGAGTCATATTCCGACAAGGTGCGTAACCGCATCAAGGAACTGACCCATGCCCGTCACGACGAGCGCCGTGTAAAGGAAGCCACCCTGCGTGAAAAGCAGGAGCTGGAGACCTTTGCCCAGCGTATTTTGGAAGAGAACAAGACCCTGCGCGGGTACGTTGACCAAGGTACGAAGCAAGTCGTCGCGTCGAACCTGACCGCTGCCGAAGCCGAGATGGCCCAAGCGCGCCGCCAGTTCAAAGAAGCACAGGAAGCTTTTGACACTGACGCCATCATTGCAGCACAGGAAGCGATGACGGATGCCAAATTTAAATTGGAAGCTGTAAAGAATTATCGACACACCCCTTTACAGGAACAAGAAAATACGGTACAAACGCATCAACCGGCACCTCAAAGGGTGCAACCTGACGAAAAATCTCTGCGCTGGCAGGCAAAAAACCAGTGGTTCGGGTCTGATGGGTTTGAAGACGTTACCAGCTACTCGCTAGGGCTGCACCAAAAGCTAGTGAATTCGGGTCTTGATCCGCGTAGTGATGAATATTTCGAGCAAATTGATGCTCGTGTGAAGAGTAAGTTTCCCGAGGTGTTTGGAAACGTTAAGACTGAAGCCAACAGGCGTCCTGCATCGGTGGTCGCTCCTGCGACACGTTCGTCTGGAGTTCGCAAGGTTCAACTTACTACGTCGGCGGTAGCGCTGGCGAAGAAATTTGGAATGACCCCGCAGCAATACGCTGCTCAAGTAGCAAAATTGGAGGCTTAATATGGCTGACGCTCGTACATCCCGTGATCTCTCTTCCCGCGACAAAAGTGCTCGCATTGTGTATACCCCTTCGAGCACCTTGCCCGACCCCACGCCTGAGCCCGGCTACACCTACCGGTGGATTGGAACTCATGTACTGGGAGTAAGTAATCCGACCAACGTGTCAAGTAAATTGCGCGACGGCTGGGTTCCTGTAAAGGCAACAGACCACGAAGAGCTGATGTTGGTTGGTAATGAGAAGACGGGCAACGTCGAAATCGGGGGACTCATGCTCTGCAAGATGCCTACCGAACGTGCGCAAGCCATCGCTGATTACTACAACAATGCAGCACAGGCCAATATGGAGTCTGTGGACAATAACTTTATGCGCCAACAAGACCCACGGATGGCGACCCTGTTCTCTGAACGGAAGTCAACATCGACTCGTGGCAATTTTGGTTCCGGTTCTAAATAATTGGAGTTTTTTATATGGCCTCTACCCCTTCTCCCTACGGCTTCAAAGCCGTAAATGAACTGGGCGGTCTACCTTATGCAGGTAGCACGCGTATGTTCCCTATCGCGTCCGGTTACGCCGCTAACATCTACAACGGCAGCATTGTGTCTATCGTTGCCGGTGGTACCGTCCAAATCGTGACGACCAATGGCGACCCTATTTCGGGTGCAGCCTTCCCCGCAGGTACTATCGGCGTTTTCGTCGGTTGCACCTTCACTAACCCCACCACCAAGCAAAAGCAGTTCTCGCAATTCTGGCCTACAGGCACGGTTGCTTCTGACGCTCTCGCCTATGTTGTGGATGATGATCGTGCTGTGTTCCAAGTCCAGTCCGCTGGTCAATTGGTCGCTGCTGATCTGGGTGCCAACGTGTATCTGAGCGCAGTGCAATCTACCACCACAGGTAGCACCACCAACGGTAACTCCACGACTTCTGTTGTGGCTACCGCCGGTGTTATCACCACCACCGCTGCTTTCCGCATTGTTGGTTTTGTTGATATGGTTGGTTTCTCGACTGTGGGCGATGCTTACACCGACGTGCTGGTCAAATTCAACCCCGGCTATCACAGCTATTCCAACGCCGTCGGCATCTAAGGAGCTAAATCATGGCTGTTTCACGCGCACAACTACTTAAAGAACTGCTCCCCGGCTTGAACGGACTTTTTGGTCTGGAATACGCCCGCTACGGCGAAGAGCACAAGGAAATCTACGTCACCGAGACATCGGAGCGTAGCTTTGAAGAAGAAACCAAACTGGCGGGCTTCGGCGCTGCACCGGTGAAGAACGAGGGCCAAGCCATTGCTTATGACAATGCGCAGGAAGCTTTCACTGCCCGGTACAACCACGAAACCATCGCTTTGGGCTTCTCCATCACCGAAGAGGCGATGGAAGATAACTTGTACGACTCGCTGTCGGCTCGTTACACCAAAGGTCTGGCTCGCGCTATGGCATACACCAAGCAAGTTAAGGCTGCCGCTGTTCTGAACAACGGTTTCACTAACTCTGCTGCGTACTACGGCGGCGACGGCGTGCCTTTGTTCTCCACGGCTCACCCCTTGGTTAACGGTGGCTCCAACTCCAATCGTCCCACCACCGGTGCCGACCTGAACGAGACTTCCTTGGAAGCCGCCGTTATCCAGATCGCCCAGTGGGTAGACGAAAAGGGCCTGCTGATCGCAGCCAAGCCCAAGAAGCTCATCATCCCTACGGCTCTGATGTTCGTTGCTACTCGTCTGTTGGAAACCAGCCTCCGCGTTGGCACTACCGACAACGACATCAACGCCCTGAAGAACAACGGTTCGATTCCTGAAGGCTACACCGTCAATCACTATCTGACCGATGTGAATGGCTGGTTCCTGACGACCGACGTGCCGGACGGTATGAAGCACTTCGAGCGTGTGGCTCTGGACACCAAGATGGACGGCGACTTTGACACGGGCAACGTCCGTTACAAGGCTCGTGAGCGTTACAGCTTCGGCTGGAGCGATCCATTGGGTATGTACGGCTCTCCCGGCGCCTAAGCTCTAGGGCTTAGCTAAAAGGGCTCCTTCGGGGGCCCTTTTTTGTTGTATGCTGACCCCGTTGGTGGTGCGTCGGTTTAGCTCCGGCGTTTGCTGACGATAATAGACACTGCTTTATGTGAGCCGCCAACAACCTCTGATATACTCCGCGCATCATGAAGACATCCAACCCCCGACCGAATATCTCTGTGCGTAGCGCAGTGGTAGCGCACGTGTCTTGGGTACACGGGGTCGCAGGTTCGAATCCTGCCGCACAGACCAATTTTCGATATTGATCCCCTCACACAAGGGGGCAGTATTTTGCTAAGGACGCAAAGCGGTCTGTAAAACCGATGCCTATGTGCTGGACAGGTTCGATACCTGTATGCCCCACCAAATACTCCTCGATAGCTCAGTTGGTAGAGTACGGCACTGTTAATGCCGGTGTCCGTGGTTCGAGCCCACGTCGAGGAGCCAAATGCCCCCATAGCTCAGTTGGTAGAGCAACCGCCTT